TTATTCCGTTGTTTTTGTGGTATTTGTGGCAAAATTTGTGGTATTTTCGTCTGTTTTTAATGTGAAAAAAGCATCTACTTTAGACTGATTATGTTGACGTAAATTAGAACTTAGGTGGCTATAATATTTCAAGGTTGTATTAATATCATCATGACCAAGTCTATCAGCTACATATATAATATCCATGCCAGCTTCTACACATAAGCCTGTGTGCGTATGTCGTAGCTTGTGTAATGTCACTGGTTCAGAATTAATTGTATTACATATCTTCTTCAAAGCTTTATTACATGACGCGTTGTCAATGGGCTTATTGTGGTAAGTGATGAATAATAACATCAACGGATTCTGTATATCATGTTCTTTCATATAATCAGTATGCCATGTAAGATAAGACTGTAAATATTGAACAGTAGAGTTATCAATATAAATCACACGTGATTTTTTTGTCTTGGTATCAATGAATGTATTAGTGTACTTATAATCCCACGCTTTATTGACTGTTATAGAACGTTTAGCGAAATTAATATCTTTCTTTGTTAGTGCAATAATTTCTTCGAACCTCATACCTGTTTGCACTGCTAGAAAGATAACTGCTCGTGATATAGAATGAAAATTTGCAAGTTCTTCTAATAGTAAATGAACCTTGTCGGTTTCCATAAATTGTGCTTTTGTTTTTGCCACATCATGTCCGCTTATATGAGCGCCTATGGCTGGGTTTTTCTTCATGTAGCCTAAATGGACAGCTTTATTAAAAATCGCTCTAATTTTGCGGTGCCGGGTGTCTACAGTGGATATTGCATAGTCTACAGATAAATGATTAATAAATTGTTGATACTGCACAGCATCTATGGAATTAAGTTTTCTTTTTTCGCCAAAATAATCAACAAATTGATTATAAGCTAAGTCATATAAATTAATTGTTGATTGACTACTTTTACCTTCTTTAAAAGTTTTCATGAATAATTCGTAAAACTCTTTGAATTTCCACTCTTTTAAAGAACTACTATCATGTTCAGCTTGTTTTAATAATTTAGACGCTTTATACATTAAGTTTGTTTCACTTGTATCTGTCAAACGCTTTTCTTTCCATTCACCGTCGACTTTGATGCGCAAACGAACGGCATATTTTCCATTTTTTAACTTTTTAATTTTCATTAATAGCACCACCTCTTTGATTTGGAACGTATGTTCTTTTGAAGGGTACAGCAAACTATGTTAAAATATATTTGCATACTCCTATGTGTGTATTTGAAAACGCTTATCTCTTGCGGGGAGGGCGTTTTTTTAGTTTGTTAATGTTTTAATTGCATTCGTATAGCTATCATCCAAGGATTCCAATGCAATCTCGAACTGGTTATAATAGTAATCAATATCTTTGGCACCATCGAGTTGCTCGTTTACGTAATCTTCAATTGATGCGAGAGTAGTTATTGCTTCTTTCCAATAATCATATGCTGCGTCAGAATATTTATCAGACTTAACGTCGCTAAGCATTGAGCTCGAATGTTCAGAACTTTCGTCACTTAAATTACTAATTACAGTTAACTCTTGTTTTAAATTACTGCTATCATCATTTTTAATATCATTATTGATAGATGGAATTAAAGTATTTCTTATGCTATTTTGCATATCTTCTATGGCATTTATATTGTTTTTTTTGTTTAATGTTGGAAGGCTTTTTTCGAAATCTTCATCACTTGCAGAACTAGTGTCGTTTACATCATCATAGTTTGTATCCTTATTTTCTCCGTAATAATTTGTATTTGAGGAAGCCTCTTGTTTTTTAGGAGTTTCTTTTTTTGGGGCATCAGTATTAGTAGCAATAAAAACGCCACCTAAAAAGAATAAAAACGATAAGGGGATGACAGCTAACTTAGATATATGTTGATACTTTTTAAAATTCATTTTTCCAGACAATAGTAATAAAAATATATAAATCAATGCCATTGCGATGATCCAAAAAGAAAATATTATGAAAAAATTACTGTCAGAGATATCTGCAACGAAAAGCCATAAAGTATAACTAATGGCTAAAAAAGTTATACCTTTCATTAATTTTTTTGATCTATCATTTTTCTTAATTGCTAATACAAAGAAAACTATACTAACTATCAAACTGGCTAAAAATAACAATCCAAAACTCCACATTTTCATTCTCTCCCTTTATTTAATTTTATCTAAAACTTATAGCATGAGTGCCTAACAGGCTACAATCTGAATACTACTCCTGAAAATAACTATATACCCATTGCATTCTACAACGTTCCCATGCTTACTTTTATAATACTCGATAGAATGTTTTAAAAACTCTTCTGTGACTTCTAAAAAATCTGCAACTTCATAGTATTCTGTGCAACCTTCATAATAAGAATCAATTATTTTTCGCAAAGGTACTAGTGACTCATAGCCCCAATTTCTAGCAAGATTTTCCTGTTTTCTATCATTAACTGTTTCTTGTTTAATAATATTACCAACAGTCAAATGATGATGTCCAACTTCCTCTGCTAATGTACAGCGCATTTCAATATCATTTTGTTGAGGATTTACGAATATTCTACTATTATAGTATAATCCTTTGTGAACCTGCTCCATGTTCTTATCTTCAATGATAGTCAGCTCAGGATATTGCTCTCTGTATTTATCTAACCACATGTGTTCATCTCATTTCTTATTTATATTTTTGCTGAATAAAATCAATATATTCAAGAATTTTTTTCATATCTTCTTCTGTGGCAGCGGGATCAATGTGAGCTGCAAGTGTTGCCGCTTCTTGAGGGATGTCGTTGTCGACATAGGGGTTGTCAGTTCTACCTAAAAGATAATCTGTAGAAACATTGAAATAATCAGCTACTTTTTTTAAACTTTCTCCGTTTGGGATTTTTTTCTTCCAGGAATAAAGTGAATTCCTACCAAATCCCAGTTTTTCTTCTAGTTCAACAATGCTAATTTTTTGTTTCTCGGCTAAAAATTTCACCCTATCAAATGTAGTCATATCATACACCTTTTCATATTGGTTATGAACAATTTAAATTTTAATAAAGAAAATGGTTGACATCTAACTTAAAGTTTAATATACTATGTTCATAAGCTAATTATTTAGCTAAACGAGTCAACGAATAAACCTATAAAATACTCGTTCCCCAACGATTTATGGCTCAATTGTATGCTTATTTAGCTATGTCTAGATTCTACACTAAAGTTTAAAATTTGTCAACATTATGCTAAATAATTAGCTAATAAAGTAGAAAGGAGAATGATGTAATGAAAATACCTAAAAGACCAAACTTTAATAAAAGACCATATCCCTCAAATGAAGAGATTGAAGAATGGCACGATTTCATAACATTCGTATTGACACGTAGTTCGCTTATAGTTTCGATAATTTCATTGATAGTTGTAATTTACAGATCCTGATAAAATAGTCCACTGTTAATCAATGAGAGCGCAGCATATAAGATTATTAAACAAATTATAGAAAGGAGTGATGGAGAGGTGAACAAAAGATATTTAAAAAGAAAAAAAAACAACATTCAACAAATTGAAGTCGGTCTTTACAAAAATTATGAAATTAAAGCTAAGTATGGAGCACCGGAAATTGACCTAGGCAAAGTTAAAAGAATTGTCATAGTCTTCTAAAATAATTTAACGCCTCATCTAAAGCCTCTTGGAAGCCAGGAGTACCAATATTAGAAAAATAATCCCTGATTTCATCTTCGCTTTTGCTTTCTGTTGGGAAATTACCATCTAGTTGAACATCATGAGCTAGATCGCCTAAAGGACTATTTTCGCTAAGGTAATAAGTTATTAAAAAATCATAAAAAGTCATCTGCAATCACCTTCAATCAAAAATAATTATATCACGTGAAAACCAAAACAAGAAAGGAGCAAAAACATGTCAGTAGAACATCAGCGTTTTGCGGTTGCAGTATACGCAAAACTAAAAGCAATAAATATGAAACAATCTGATTTAGCGAAGACATTGAATATTAGCAATCCGTATTTGTCAGATATTATAAACGGCAAGCGCGAAGCGTCGAAAGTTAGAAAAAACATCATTGAAATTTTAGAATTGGAAATTCACGAAAGGAGCGAATGAAATGGGTCGTCCTGTAAAGAACAAACATAGAGCTATAAATTTCTTGTATGGTGTTTGGACATTAGAAGAATTCGCACAAGCTAGTCCAAGAACTTACGGTTGGTGGTTAGATAACATAAAAGACTTTCCAGAGCTTGCAGAATTTAGCAATTGGGCTACGAAAAATCAACGTGAAGCGTGGGCATTTGATGCAGTAAAAGCGAATGATTGGCTGATTAAAAAATTTGTATATAAGGAGGTCTGAAAATGATTGATGAAGTCGAACTATTACTTGCCAAAATACGAAAATATGACCCAAATTTTTGTCCTAAATCAACGGGTAAATATTTACTCACAGAGCTTCAATCTCGGCATTTAGACCACGAAATAAAACACAAGAAGAGACCAAAGTACAAGCATAGATTTGCGAATTCGATTGAGCGGCATTGGTAAAAGAAAAACCCACAGCTATAAATAGTAAGTTAGAGCTTACTAAAACTGTGAGTTACGAAATAATATTTGTATTAATTATAGCACAGATGTGGAGATAAGAGAATGAAAAAATTTTTAAATGAACATGAAAGTAAGCTACTAGTATTTCTGTTTTGTTTCCAAGTCGGAGCATTATTATCAGTCACATATATTGTAGCAGAGTGGATTAAAATATTCTTGAAATGAGGTTTTTAAATGAAGTTATTACGATTTTTTGGGCTAATAAGTATTGATGAAAACGGAAATGAATATATTGAAAAATCAGATAGATACACATTGGTTTGTTTAGCTTTGACTGTGTTGATCGCACTTGTTGTAGGAATCGGTGGATTGATATTAAATGGCTGAATTAATAATGATTGTTGCTTTGATACTTCTATTAATGCTGCTTGCAAGGAATGATAGAGAATGAATGTAGAAAATCCGCTGATAGTTGATGATTACTGGGATGATGGATTTCGACACTGAGGAATGAGGCGAAGGCATGACACTAACAACAGAAACAATTAATAATTTAATCGGAATAAAAGAATCATATCAAGCGTCAGATGCGCTAATGAAAATTTTGTTTGATAGAGAAAAACGAGAAGAGATATTTAAGCAGTTTTTACAACATGATACGCATTTAGAAAAAGACTGGTTTCATGTTTATTTTGAAGAAGAGCATGCGAATAAAAAGAAATATGCACAAGATTTTACACCAACGGCAATAAGTAATGTTGCCTCACAACTGGTACGAGGATTAACAGACAGTCAGGGCGGAACAAGATTAGATGTTGCTGCCGGAACAGGTAGTTTAACAATTTGCAAATGGTATGAAGATTGCCTAAAATATTCGCCGTTTGATTATCTACCATCTATGTATTTGTATCAATGTGAAGAATTATCAGATCGTGCGTTACCTTTCCTTCTTTTCAATTTATTAATTAGAGGAATGAACGCAACAGTTATTCACGGTGATGCGCTAACAAGAGAAGCGAAACAAGTGTATTTCATTCAAAACGATAAAGACGATTTATTAAATTTTAGTTCTTTCAACATCATGCCCCACAGTGAAACCGTAGAGAAGGAATTTAATATTCATAAATGGCTAGAACCAGTTATCGAACATATAGAAAGCCCTCTTTCAGTAGCTGATAGATATTTAAATGAGTTAGAAATAGAGGACGAAGAAGCATCACAATTGAAACTTTTTTAGGAGGGAGAACATGACTAAGAAGCAAAAAGAAATACTATTTTGTGACTACTTTGAAGAGTGGGTCGAAGTGTATAAAGTTGGAGCAATTGCAAAAATAACACTAGCTAAATACTATAATGCAGCAAAACAACTTCGAGATTTATGCCCAAAACTTTTTATCTCAGATTTTGACAGACGAGAATATCAACGAATTATTAATGTTTATGCTGAAACACATGAGAAACAGACCGTAAAAGACTTTCATCATCATGTAAAAGCGTGCATTAAAGATTTGTTTCACGATGGATTAATAGATAAAGACCCGACTTATAGAGTTGTTATAAAAGGAGCAGAACCGACAAGAGCGAAAAAGCGGAAATTCTTACAGAAAGAGGAGTTATCGAAGTTATTACAATCACTCGATACGAGCCAAATTGGCTTCGGATGGTTCGTAATGCTCGTAGCTAAGACCGGGATGCGCTATGCCGAAGCTTTAGCCATTACTCCTGCTGATTTTGACTGGACAGCACAGACTATATCTATCAACAAGACATGGGATTACAAATATAACAAGGGATTTGCTAAAACAAAAACATTGTCGTCAGAAAGGACCATCAAAATAGACTGGCAGATTGTCGGACAGTTCAAACCGCTTATAAAAGATTTACCAGAAAACGAACCCATTTTCGTTGAAAAATTTGAAGACGGCACTTACAAACGTCAATTCAATTCAACCATCAACAATTTTTTAGCTGCTAAATGCAAAGAGGCAGGCATTACACAGATTAGTTTTCACGCATTACGGCATACGCATGCAAGCGTGTTGCTTGCTGAAGGTGTTTCGATTCATACGATTTCAGCACGATTAGGACATGCTGACGTAGGTGTCACACAAGAAACCTATGCGCATGTGTTAGACGAATTACAAAAGAAAGATGATCAAAAAATGTTATCTGTTTTGATGCAGATTGCTTAGCGAGGTGATTAGATGCGAAAAAATTGGACGGATGAGGAAATTAGAGTCTTGCAGAATAATTACGAATACGTAGACACTGAAATAATAGCTAATTTTCTAGATCGATCGTACTACTCAATAAAAAACAAAGCGACGCGACTTGGGATAAGTAAAAATTATGATTGGACAGAAGATGATGATATTTATTTAGAGTATTTTGTTTATGAAAACGACGATAATATTGGCAATGCTGCCGAATTTTTAGGACGTACAAAAGAGGCTGTTTTAAACAGATTAGTGAAGTTAAGAAAAAGAGATTCTTCGGTAGCTTATATCAGACGGCCATGGACCAAAAAAGAAGATGAGTTACTAAAAAATGATTATATTATTATGTCGAATGACCAATTCGCTGAACGATTAAGAAGAACGAAAGCATCTGTATCAGGAAGAAAGGTACTGTTGGGACTGACAAACAAACACATGTCTAAAGAAGATGACAAAATGATTCGTCATCTTGGAAATCAAGGGTACACAATCAAAGAGATTTCAGCAGAAATGAATTTGTCTTATTGCTTAGTTAAAAACTATATAAGAAGTCACAAAATCAATTATAGAAGGGAATCAAAGAACGAGATGAACGGTTGGCGAAAAGAAGCAGATGCGACCTATTCGCATTATATTAACTCTAAAAAATCAAGGAGGAACAAGCATGAGATTTAAAGAAGGCGATAAAGTGCAATTTATAGAAAATAATGAACTTATCATTGGCACAATAAAACGTGTTAACAACGATGTTGGTTGGGTAGACCTGAAAGTTTCAGATTTAAGTTGGTTTTTCCGGAAATTAGAGGATGTCGTTAAGGTAAAAGAGCCGGAATTGATAGCCGTTCCTCGGTTTGCCGCGGATTGGATAAAACACTGTAAACAAAGAGAATACGATTTAGCTTGTTTGTTAGAATATGGCAATGCAGGTATACCTGATGAAATGTACGAATGGTTAATTTCATCAGCTGATAATCAAGAACTACTCGCCCGCGCATGGTTGGACGGCTACGAAGTCGAGAAAGAGCCAGTTTGGGTAGTAGAAAACGAAAACGGTTATCGATTACGTAGTATTACAATGAATCCAGGAAATTCACTAAACTGGTCTTTTGATAGTAAAAATAAGAATTATATTGAGTTTGAAGAGTTCGAGACAGCCAAAAAAGCTGCATATCTGGTTACTGGGAATGTTACTGAGATATAGATGTAGGAGGGAACGGAATGAAACAAGAAGAGTTAGACATCATATTAGAGAATCATGGGAAATGGCTCCTCAACGAAGGTGGCGAGAGAGCGAATTTAAGTAATATTGACTTAAAAAACACAAATTTAAGATTTGCAAATTTAAGACTTGCATATTTAAGGGGTGCAGATTTAAGTAATGCAAATTTAAGAGGTGCAAATTTAAGATTTGCAGATTTAAGAGGTGCAGATTTAAGATTTGCAGATTTAAGTTATGCAAATTTAAGTATTGCAGATTTAAGTTATGCAAATTTAAGTAATGCAGATTTAAGTAATGTCAATTTAAGTAATGCAAATTTCAGAGGTGTAGATTTAAGTGACGCAAATTTAAATTGGGTAAACTGGCAACATGTAGAAGGCTTAACAGTTATCTGCGTACAAGTAGATACCAGTAGACGAAACAACCAAATAGCATATATTAAAGAATTAGACATATGGACAACAGGCTGTTTTCAAGGAACATTAGATGAGCTTAAAGCGTCTGTTGAACAAACGCATAAGTATAACGAAAAACTTAAAAAAAGATATTACAGAGTGATTGATTTTATTTTGAGGGAGGCAAAGGAATGAAGTACCGAAAACATCAAACTCATTCCTTTCAGCTAAGGCGTTTAAAACGTTCGGTACGCGTGTTAATACTTAAAATTATTAAAAGTTTGAAAGAGGTGGCGGAATAAATGGGAGTGAGTATTGATTTATACAGTTATGATTATGAAGCGCTTGTGGAAGGCATTCAAAGCTATACAAAAGCGGAAAATACGGAAGTTATAAGAAAAATACTTCTAATAGGCGGAAATGTCGTAGGTGATAAATATATCATTTTAAACAATGAACTCTGGGAAGATAACAGTTCATATTACAACGTTCCGAACGCTTTAGAGCGTTTGTATAAAGTTGATGATGTCTTTGGAAAAATCTTCTGTACTTTTGATGATAGGTTCGGTAGAGAGACGCTAATTAATGGTTGTGATACCCCAGAAGAAATATTAGAAGAGGTGATGGAATGACGACATTTAAACCGAGAAACATCCTAAGTTGGCGCAGTGGATTGCCTTACGATAATACGAGATTTTCAATAGGTAAACCACCAGCAGGTGGACAACATGGTGATGAATGGTATAACGGAGAAATGAATGTAAATGTAATCAGCATTGAATATATACTGCCTAATCCAATCACGGAAAGCACAGGAAACTATATTATCAAGTTGGAAGATGATAGGAGAATTGTTATCTCCGAAGAAATTCCGTCTTTTATTGAGGAGATGGCGGAGGAATGAAGTACCGACAACACGAAACCTATTCCTTTCTGCAAAGGCGTTTAAAACGAGTAGTACTAGTGTTGATACTAAAAATAATTAAAAGTTTGAAAGCGGTGGTGGAATGAAAAGAGCTGGATTCTATTTTACAGATAATGACGATGATGCAACTTCTTTTTGTCCAGAGTGCGGAGAACTAAATATAAGTATTAGCGCGCGAAAAGTGCTCGAGTGTATAAAGATTAATCGACCAGTATATGTCCAATGTGCAGCGTGTAAAGCATGGTACAACATCGGCGGAGACGTTGAAGAAGGAGGATGACGAATGACTAGCGCAAATGACTTAGCTAATCATCTTGACCTTGACACTGACTATTTATTATTTAATTTATTAGGAGGAATATAAAATGGCAATTTTAAAAAGCGAATTATACGCAGTGATCAGCAAAAAGGAATCAGAAATCAGAACAGAATATCTTGAAAAAGAACGACAAATCAAAACGGACGCTATTAACGCCTTTTATGAAAACGAGGAGTTAGACGAAACACTAGAATTATTTGTTAAACAATTACAAGAAATCAAGAAAACAGCTTCCTTGTTAGAACCTAAAATACAATCTTATTACACACCTGTCCACACTATTGACAACTTAGACTGGTTCGACGATGTGGACGCGTTAAAACAAAACTTGGGTCGTAACGTTTGGCGGAATGGCAAAATCAAGATATTCACTCCGGAAGTAAAAGAATTAGACTACAATAACGACAAAGAATGGATTTCTAGACTAGCCGAATTTCAACGCCTGACTGCGACAATCAAAGCCAACTCACCTGCAAAAGGTTATAAACTACTTAAAGAATTAGGTTTCGATGTATCTCATATTGACGCATCAAGCAAACCAAAATCAAGTGCACCTATGGTTCTAGATTTTGACACTACTAAATTGGGGGTGCAAAATGACAAAACAAATCATCATAAACGAAGCAAACAGTTTACTTCACAGAAAAAGCAAAGAATTGAGTAAATCAATTATTAAAACACCAAAGGACCTTGAAAGATTCGCAATTGGTCTTGATAAATTATCGCAAGATATGTGGGACTATAAAAACGAACTGGAGGCGATTAAATGAGTATTCAACCGGGCGATAAAGTAGAAGTGCAGGATAGGACAGGGGTGACTGATTTATGTGTCGATGGAGAACAGTTTTATGTTCTAATCAATAACGATGGTTTGCTTACAGTAGAAGATACAGATGGTTTCTCGTCTTTTAATATTCCGTGCAGACAAGTGAAGAAAGTGAAAGAAGAGAGTCAGTTAATAAGTGAACTTTACAAAGAAGCTTATGATGTTGAATTCCGCTTGTATTTTGCTAATGTTTCAGATGCTACCAATTTTGTGTCAAAAGTTGGAAAACCTAAATTTGAACAGTCAATGGATGTGAAATGGTTTTCAGCAACAAACGGAAAAATAACTGCTACCGCATTTTTAAGAAAGGAGTACTAAAATATGACAACACTTTATTCCATTCAAGAAAAGTATCAACAGTTATTAAATTTAGCTGAGCAAATAGACCCGGAGACATTAAAAGATACTCTTGAAAGCATTGAAGATGAATTAGAAACAAAAGCAGAAAATGTTGCGTTTGTCATTAAAGAATTAGAAGGGCAATCACTTATTTTAGATGTAGAAATTAAACGTTTATCAGAACGAAAAAACACGATTAACAATAATGTGAAGCGACTGAAACAATCACTACATGATGCTATGCTAGTTGCTAATAAGCAAAAAATAAAAACGAATCTATTTACATTAGATATTCGAAAAAACCCTCACAGTGTACTTGTAGAAGATGAGAGTAAGTTAATTAATTATTTAGTCGAGCAACCTAAAAAGCTGGATAAAACTAAGTTAAAAGATGACTTAAAAAAAGGCATTGATGTACCGGGAGCTGTTTTGGTTCAAACAGAAAGACTACAAATAAAATAATAATAAGGAGGAATTTCGTTGGAATTTATTCAATCAGAAAAAATGAAAAGGTCGGAGTATTTCAATATTATGATTTATGCAAAACCGGGAGCTGGGAAGACAACGACAGTTAAGTATTTAGAAGGAAAAACATTGATGTTGGATTGTGATGGTACATCAAAAGTATTAAGTGGATTGCCTAATATCACGATTGCGACATTAGACCCTCGAAATCCAGTACAAGATATGGCTGATTTTTATGGATATGCAAAAACACATGCAGAAGAATATGATAATGTAGTGATCGATAATTTAAGTCATTATCAAAAATTATGGCTGATGTTTAATGGAAGAAATACTAAATCAGGACAACCAGAACTGCAACACTATGGAATATTTGACACACATTTAATAGATTTGATTTCCGTATTTAATAATTTACCAAACACAAATATAGTATATACAGCTTGGGAAAACACACGACAAATACAGATGGAAAGTGGACAGCTTTATAATCAATTTTTACCAGATATTAGAGAAAAGGTAGTTAATCACGTTATGGGAATTGTTCCTGTAGTCGCAAGATTAATAAGAAATCCTGAGACAGGTCAAAGAGGCTTCTTACTAACAGAAAACAATGGTAATTTTGCAAAAAACCAGCTAGATAACAGAGAGTTTGCTTTGCAAGAACACCTATTCCAAATTGGTGATGTTGATGTTAAAGCTTAGAGAATATCAAAAAGAAATTATAAATGATGTAAAGGGGGCTTTTTTACAGGGATATAACAGACCGTGCGTTGTTGCTCCCTGCGGTTAGGTGCTGGTAAATCGGTTATTTTATCAGAAATAATTCGCATGACAACTCACAATAAAAATAATGTTCTTTTCCTAGTTCACAGAAAAGAATTGATTGACCAAATTAGAAATACACTCACTATGAATGATGTCGATATGAATTTTGTCAATTTGGGGATGGTTCAAACTGTTGTTAGACGTTTAGAAAAAACTTCCGAGCCAGCTTTAATCATTATTGACGAAAGTCATCATGTGCTAGCAAACAGTTACAAAAAAATAATCAATCACTTTTCTAATGCTAAAGTGGTCGGATTTACAGCAACACCAGTGAGAATAAATGGGGGTGGTTTAGGAGATATAAACGATATGTTAATCGAAAAGGTTAATGTGAAATGGTTAATTGAAAATCAATTCTTAGCACCTTACAAATACTTTGCGCCCGAAATCGTTCAAACAGAAACATTAGAAATCAAACGAACTGGCGAGTTTGACATGACAGGACTTGATGATCAATTCAATAAAAGAATGATTTGGGGCGATGTCATCAAACATTATCAAAAGTTAGCAAACGGAGAACAAGCAATACTTTATGCCTCTTCCCTTTATCAAAGCGAAAAAATGGCAATGAGTTTTGCATCAGTAGGTATTACATCCGCACATATTGACGGGAAAACACCTAAATCCATTCGTGATGACATTATACAACGATTTCGAGAGGGCAAAATAAAGGTCCTATGCAACTTAGATTTAATTGGTGAAGGATTCGATGTTCCAGATTGTTCTACTGTGATTATGCTAAGACCAACTCAATCTCTATCCCTGTATATTCAGCAATCAATGAGAGGTATGAGATATCGAACTGGTAAAACAGCTATTATTATTGACCACGTTGGAAATGTCAATCGCTTTGGTTTGCCAGACATGGAACGAACATGGTCCTTAGAAGCGAAAAAAGGAAGTAACAGCAAAAAATCAGAAGCACCTGTAAAAATTTGCTCTGACTGTTTTATGACAGTTTTATCTACTAATAAAAAATGCGAGCATTGTGGTCATGAATTCAAAGCTGAATTAAAAGCAGTACAAATTGATGACACAGCAGAGCTACAAGAAATAACAGAAGCAGTATTTAAAGTAAATTACAGTAATCCAAGCGAGTGTAAAAACATGAAAGAATTATATGAATATGCAAAAGAACACAATTATAAGAAAGGATGGGCATTCCATCAAGGAAAAGCAAGAGGATTTATAAAATAAAAAAACGAAAGAAGGAATTTAAAAATGTTTAAAGTAGATCATAATGATGTTTTCACAAATGGAGTAGAAAATGGTACGTATGAGGTTGTTTTATATAACGCAAATGAAGATGCAACAAAAAACGGAGCGGAGTTCATTAATATTGATTTAATTATTCGTAATGATGTAAATCAAAAATTCCAGAATGCGCATATTTTTCATCGAGTATGGAAAGCGAAAGCAACGAATGAATATAGTCAAACGGCATTAAATACCATTGCGAAAGCTATCAAGCTGCCGAACGGAAAGGACTATAACACATTAGATGAATTACTAAAAGACCTGTTAACTAAGACATGTCAAGTTACTGTGAAAAATGAAGAGTCTGAGTATAATGGTCAAATTTATAAAAATTTAAATGTGAAAGCATGGGCTGAAAGTAAAATTACCGGACCATTACAACATGTATTTAAAAAGAAAGAAAATGAATTACCACCAGTGGAAATAAACGAGAGTAATCTACCGTTCTAAGCAATGAGAGGAGCGCACAAACGTGTATGAACAAATTCCGGACGAATTAAAAAAATTAAAACAATGGTGCGCTTTTCAACTTGTTTGGGATGAAGAGCGTGGCAAAAACAAAAAAATACCGATGAACGCAAACAACGGTTCATACGGTAATAGTGTAGACGAACGGACATGGGCAGATTTTGAAACTGCCCTTGATTCCATCGAAAAATATCAATTTGATGGGTTAGGTTTTTACTTTAAGAAACCATATTTCGGTGTGGATATTGATGATATAAAGGATGAAATTGAAGATTACCTTTATGGTAATACAGAAAATATTGCTGGTGAATTTATTCAAACGTTGTCTAGTTACACAGAATACAGTGTGAGCGGGACAGGAATTCATATTATTGCAAAAGGAAGTTTTCCGGAAGGTGGTCGGCGTAAAGGAAACATTGAAATGTACCCGGACGGTCGATTTTTCGTTATGACAGGTCAAGTAATTGATAACTACAGACAAGTCAATGAAGCGACAACGGCAATACAATATTTGCATACGAAATACATTGGGACTAATGAAGTAAGACAAATAAATAATTTACAATCTACAGTTGATTTGCCTGTAAGTGATATTATTCAACGTGCTGAACGAAGTAAACAAGGCGCACAATTTAAAACGCTTTACGATGGATTATGGGATGGACTATATCCCTCACAATCCGAAGCAGACTTAGCTTTTGCAAATATGCTGGCATTTTGGACAGGATGTAATGCAGAAAAAATGGACGAAATTTTCCGTTCAAGTGGTTTGTATCGAACAAAATGGGACCAAAAACGCGGTGCGCAACTTTACGGTGAAATGGTTATTAATAAAGCTATAACTAATACCTCTGAAATTTACCAACCTGGCAGTGAACTAGAAGGATATTCTATTTCTATCAAAAATCAGAATAATACAGCACGTAAAGTATATGGGCTGGATGATACTGGTAATGCAGAACGTTTTCGTGATAAATTTCATGATATTGTCCGTTTTTCGTATATTAACAAAGGGTTTTACTACTACGATTCAAAAGTGTGGAAATACGATAATATAGGAGCTGTAAAAACACTTGTCGATGATGTAATTAAAGATATGAAAAGCGAATTTGCTTACATGGATAATGAATCAGATGCAGAAAAAGCGTTCATGAAGCACTTAAAAGCAACTAGAAGCAATAAAGGAAAAACGAACATGTTGAAAGAAGCGCAACATTTAATGCCAGTTTTGCCTGATGAATTCGATCGCTACAAATATTTTTTGAACACACAAAACGGATATATCAATTTGCAAAATGGAGAACTTATCAATCATGACAGGCAAAAAATGTTTACAAAAATTAGCAACATCGAATATACAGATAAAATTGATGCGCCACTTTGGCAAGCGTTTTTAAAGGATATTTTTGCTGGTGATAAAGAGTTAATCAATTATATTCAAAAAGCTGTCGGTTATTCATTGTCAGGTTCTACATCAGAACAAGTCATGTTTATCCTTTTCGGCAATGGGCGAAATGGGAAATCGGTTTTTCTTGATATTATCAACGATATTTTTGGTTCCTATGCGACCAACATCCAGCCACAGACAATCATGGTCAAACAGCAGTCTAGTAATGCAAACAGTGATATTGCCCGTTTACATGGCGCCAGGTTCGTTACAACCACCGAACCAAATGAGGGTGTACGTTTAGATGAAGGACTAGTTAAACAGCTCACAGGTGGCGACAAGGTCACTGCACGACACTTGTATAAGGACGAATTCGAGTTTACACCCGAATTCAAAATCTGGATGGCAACCAACCATAAACCAATTATCCGAGGGAGAGACGATGGAATATGGCGAAGATTACACTTAGTACCGTTTACCGTGAAGATACCCGATGAAAAGGTAGACAAGCAGTTAAAGTATAAACTTCGAAGCGAACTCACTGGAATATTGAATTGGGCGGTCGAGGGCTTTCTTAAATGGCAACGAGAAGGTTTAGGAATGCCGAAAGCTGTCGAAAATGCTAGCTCTGAATATAAATCAGAAATGGATGTTATTACTGCATTTATTGAAGACTGTTGCGAAACAGGCGAGAACAAACAGATCAATGCTAAGACTCTCTACGAAACATATAGAGAGTGGGCAAAAGATAATGGACAGTATCTAATGAGCAGCACGAAGTTTGGGAAGGAAATGGGTTTGAAGTTTGAGAAGAAGAAAAGTAATTCTAAAAGAAATTATGTTGGAATAACACTTAATAATGAGTATTTCAAACTTAATTTGAATTTCTAAACAGGGCAGGTTTAGTTAAAACTTGCCCTCGCTTCTATCGGTTGCAGGAGAAAGGGTTTCAGCGTTTTTTATTTTAAACAGGGCAGGTTTGACTGTTTTTCCCGAAACTTCTCTATAAAACTTTCCTAGTAATACTTTTCCTATTTTACTACTAACTTGCCCTGTTAATAAAAAAAGTATTAATAAAGTAAGTAATAGCAACGGGTTTCAAGCAGGGCAGGTTTGAACCAACTTGCCCTTAACCTGCCCTGACTTGCCCTGTTTTAGCTAATAATTTAGCACTTTTTAACCAACACATAACATACGTTCGTATTTTTGACCAAAGGAGTGATTAAATGACAGCAGAAATGGATATACAGAATTCTATACGTTTAGAACTTTCCCGCCATGGGCATTATGTTTTCAGAGCCAATGTGGGCAAAGTTAGAATGCCAAACGGACGAATATTTGATACAGGATTACCGAAAGGTTTTCCAGATTTATTCGGATTTCGCGGAACAGATGGAAAAATGTTTTTTATTGAAGTGAAAAATGAGATAGGGAAGTTACGACAAGAACAGAAAAACTTTCAACAAGCGATGGAAATAACGCCAGCTATCTGTGGAGTAGCAAGAAGTGCTGCAGAAGCCGTGCGAATTGTGGAGGAGGGGTAAAATGAAGCTAAGAGATATTACAAACAGTAAATGCGATGTTCGGGAGTATATGAATGTTGATTTTCCAGATTGGCTTTTAGAACAACTAAAGGACGAAATAGATTTTGATATTATTGAGGCGTTAAAAGAGTATGCCGTTATCTATGTGAAGCATAATGCGCTGGAAAAAGAAATAGAACCTTTTGATATTTATAAAAAAGTAGAGGAGGGGTAAAAAATGAAGAGCGACGATTAAAGATGTGATGAATTTAGAGACCAAGGCAGTCAAAATAAATGGGAAGACTGCAAGGATTTATCAGAAGTGTTAATTGTGCGGAATACGAGTAATATTCTGACAATTGGTTACAAAAAATATGTAACCCAGAGCGAAAAACGTAACTTCCAAAAATCGCATAGTGTCAGTAGCTAGACACGTAAAAGTTACAAGTTACATTTTTTTATTAATAAAAAGTATATATATTTATTTATATTTAAGAAAAGAGTACAAAAATAAAAACTTTTTCGCCGCTTTTTTTGTAACCTGTAACCACGTTCTGTCAGAAGGGATTTGAGTGGTTACGTGTTACAAAATGGGTTTTGTAACGGTATAGTCGGCGGAAAATGGAGGGATGACATTGATGAAAAGATTTCTTGTTATATGTGGAAATCAAGCAGATAGGAAATATGATAATGGTAGCAGGTAGTATTGCTTTTATACCTGGAGTGTTTTTTGGAGTTTTGTTGGTGATGTTGTTTGCCCCAATGCCGCACTTATCTAAATCACATAATTCGCCGAGTACACAATTAAACAAGGAGGAAAAACGAATGAAAATATATCACACAGAAACACAAGAAGATTACGATGCGTTACTGGAAAACTTGAAAAACGAGGGATGGACGTGGTTTTTTGGTGAGGCTATTACGTCATATAACTCGCAGCTTTGGGAACGGAATAAGCAAAATACTGTTGTGCATATAGAGGAAGAAGGAGTAAGTTGTGGGAGTCTTTCTTATGCTAAATATTTACACCCCAACATACCAATCGAAAAATACAAAGTGAAACAAGACGAAGTTGCAAAGTGGTTCGATGGCGCTACAAATGCCATGAAAGCATTTTCATCCAATGGAGTATCTATGAAAAACGAAAATAACGACAAAGTAAATAATCCTGCACATTACACAGCAGGTGGTATCGAAACACTAGACTACATCAAGGCAAAAGTATCTGATTATCCGTCATATGCTGTAGGAAACATACTTAAATATGTCTCAAGATACGAGCACAAGAATGGCATTGAGGATTTAAAGAAAGCACAGTTTTATTTAAATGATTTGATTGAATGGATGGAGAGTGATTGTAAATGAATCGGTTTGAAAAAGATAGATTAAGAACAAAGGCAAAGAATATAATCGAGGCAATGCTGGTGTATTTACTATTGTGGCTTTTTAGTATAGTGATACCAATTATGGGTGTTTGGGCACATCTGATTTGGAGTAATTCATTTACGTTATTTATTAAAATTAGTACATTGACTATTTGGTCTATAGAAACGGTAGTCGTAGGGGCTTTACTTGTGAGTTCTTATATAACAGTTAAAAAGTATGTAAGTCAAATAGTCGCAGAAGACTAGCTAAGTTGAATGAGAGGAGAGTGATTGAATGTTTAAAACATTAAGTTCGTTTTATTTTTCTATGATTTTCATTACCGTATTATTGCGCGCTTTCGGCTTTCTTAGTCTTGCAGAAGCAGAATTTATTTTACTATTAATCATTTCTCTTGTCATGGTTGAGGATATGAATGGGAGTCGTAAATGACAAGTGACTCTTCGCCTTTACAAGTATTGCTAAAATATAAAAAAATGGGGCTGGTTGACAATGGAGGAATATGTAAATATCAGTTTAGATAAATATGAAAGGTTAAAAATGTTTGAAAATGATAAATACGAAAAAGATGCTAAGGAATTTCTAAAAAAGTTTACTAACTTCACAACGATGTTTGGAAATCAAAATAAAGAGTATTACACGGCGCATGTCAACAAGGAAGAACTGAAAAAACTAATTGAACAAAGACTAGGCAAAACGTGTGAGATAGAATTTTATTAGGAGAGTGATTAAATGTCAAAGCGATTACGTAAAGCGCAATATAAACTTATTGAAGATGAATTAAGATTTTATCATTCTACTAAAAAAGAATTGATGGAAAAGGAAGTTAATGTAACACTGGGCGCTTGGCATAGAGAATACATTGACGAGAACCAAGGTGGTGGCAGCGCAGGGAATATTAGTAATGAAGTGGAAGATCGTGTGATGTTACTGCAAATGGATAAAGAGATAAGTAGATTAAAGAATATTATAAATGCAATTGAGTCTGTGCTTAATAGATTGAATGACGAGGATAAACAATTGATTCAGTTTAGATACTGGGACAGAAGCAAACCAACTTGGGTATGGATTGCCAGTAAGTTGAATATGGATGAGAGTACAGCTAGAAGAAGAAACAAAACAATCATCCTTTCAATAGCTGAAAGATTAGGATATTAAAATATATTGCCCGTTTAACGCCCGTTTTGAACAATAAAATAAGTTTATTATAGTATTATAGGCAGGGCCTATTAAAAATGAAAGTCGAGGGGACTATATGAATTTAGTTAGGTGTTGGGAATGCGGGCAATATATTTCGCATGAAGCTTCGGTGCATTTTAGAGATTTGTCTGGAGGTAGAAACTTATGCGTTGAATGCCAACATAAGTATCGACAAAAAATAGAAGAAAAGAAAAAAGAATATATTGCGCACAAAATCGAAGCAACACTTGAAAGAGCAATACATCTTATAGAAATGCAAGAATGCTGTAGTATGAAAATGGATGAATACCTTGACCCATATAACACAGTAGCCCAATTTTATAGAAATGACAGTACCAAGTTTGATTCTGCTCATGAAGTAATGGCTTGTACCGAATTGTTAAGAAATCAGATTAAAGTAAGAACACAACAAAAAATAGGACGCAAACGAGTAGATTTTATTTTACCGGACATGAAGATTGTGTTGGAGATTGATGGAGGGCACCATCGTTTTAGGATTGGTAAAGATTCGGAACGAGATATATTTATTCTTAATACTTTGAATAAATCTGAACATGGTTGGGAGATTATTAGAATACCAACTAGATTTATTGAACAAAACATTAGACGTCTTGTTCCTGCTATTAAAGCGTTATACAAAGAACGTCAAGAACTAAGAAATAAACACAATGGGTTCATTCCGTCTTATTACTCAAGAACAAATAAGATGTCTCACATATCAGCGATTAAAGGCGTTGCTTCAGATAATGAAATTGAAGTAATGGAACAAGAAGTGCTAGACGGAACTGAAGATCTATAATCACATGATGATATAGCAGGAGGTTGCTATATTGCCGGACAGAGGCTTTGTATCTGATCGTTGGTCTTAATGGGAGACGCATCTCATTCCAACTTCACTAGTCCCAACAAGAGATACCTTCTTGTTCAATCTCAATACTCGTGACGGAATAGGTAGACGAAGAACAGGATAGAACTAATGTAGCTAAGGAACGTATGTCTTAGCTTAAAACTCCTGTAAAACAAATTAATTAGTTCATGCAAGGTGCAAATCCTTGCCGAGTATATATTAAACCACACACACCTCTTGACAATGTGGAACAGGTGAGGTCGTTTTATATTCAGAACTACAGTGGGTCCTGTGCCTAGTGACGGAAGTAATTCCAGATTCGACTAGGTGAAATACAAAGCATTGACGAATGCTACCGTAGAAGTCAGCTGGTTTTATAACTACGGATACATAGAACAATGAAGTCCAGTACATTGCGTGCTGGGCTTTTTAAATTGATTGAGGTGACAGTGATGAAATCATTGGCAAGCAGCTCTACAAATAATAGACAAGACTATTTAAGCATTCGTATACCAAACAAAGGTGATGTTCCTATTATAGAGTATGAAGGTGATGACTACGGACAATTGCCACATCAAGGCTTAGAATCACTTAGGTTGTTATGGGTAACAGATTCATACCTTGAAACTAAACCAACCGAAAGATTAAGCTTAGACATTGTATATATTGATGTAGACAATGAAGGTTCAAGACTATGTATAAATGTTGGAGATTCATTATCTACTGAAAGTAATCTGGCTAAGATTGCAGAAATGAATAGTGAAGAGACTAGATACTAATGCTAACACAAGCAGAACGTCATACATTCTATAAGTCAAAGGAATGGGCAAGCATACGTAAAGAAGTATTAAAGCGTGACAACTATGAGTGCCAAGAGTGTAAGAGACAAGGCAAGGTGTTTACTGATTATCATGACCCAGACAAGCATAAAAGACTCGATGTAGACCATATTAAGGATTTAGAACATCATCCTGAACTTGCGCTTGATATAGACAATCTCACTACTCTATGTGTAAAGTGTCATAACAAAAAACATAATCGCTTTCAATTTAGAAGGAAAATAAATAAATGGGTGAACGACGAACGTTGGTGATACCCCCGGGTCAAAGGTTTGCACTTTAATTTGGCTCTGGGGAACGGTGTGGGGGTCTTCTCCGCAGAAATGTTAAAAAGTCTCATGAAGGAGGGAGGGCTTGAAGTGGAATATAACATAAAGAAGTTAGAAAAAGAATTGTTATCTAAGGTTGATACTACTAGTCAGAAAGAGCTTGAAAAAGTCAATCGCTATATTAATTTAATACGCATATATTATGAGTTAGATAAAAGCATTGAAACAGATGGAGCGGTCGTTGTCACTGAAAACGGCTCGCAAAAATTCACGAAAACTAATCCAGCGATACAAGAAAAAAATCGAATCAACACTTCATTATTATCTATTGAGCGTTCTTTTATATTCAAAGGCGAAAATGATAAACAAGATGGTAGTGACTTGATATGATATCAAATAAACATGTCGATAACTATATACAGTCGTACGAAAGCGGGAAAATACTACTCAATAAAGAACGAATCGATCTAATAAATTACTTACAAGAACATGTTCTTAGTAGAGATGATATATATTTTGATGAGACGCAAATAGAAAATTATATTGCTTTTAGTGAAAAATGGTACTTCCCTTTGGACAACTGGGAAAAGTTTATTGCACCATTTATTTTTTTATATTTTAAAGAAGATGATGAACTTTTTTATGAAGAGTTCTTTATAACCCTTGGTCGCGGTGGTGGTAAGAACGGGTTTATAAGTACATTATCAAATTATTTTATAAGTCCGCTACATGGGATTAACAATTACGATGTTTCGGTAGTGGCGAATTCCGAAGATCAAGCGAAAGTTAGTTTCAAAGAAGTATTTAATACAATAGACGGAAATCCTAAATTGGAAGGCAGCTTTGACGCGTGGAAAGCACAGATTATTGGCAAAGGAACCAACAGTGTTTTTAAATTTCAAACGTCAAATGCAAAAACTAAAGATGGTGGTCGTGAAGGCTGTGTTATTTATGATGAAACACATGAATATGAAGATAGACAAATAATTGATGTATTCTCTGGAGGACTTGGCAAAGTCGCGAATCCCAGAGAATTTTTTATTGGTACTAATGGATTTGTGAGAGCGGGATTTTATGACAAGTTGGAAGAACGTAGTAAAGCAATTTTAAGCGGCGAAAATCTTAACGATCGCATGTTTCCTTTTATTTGTAAGCTAGACGATCCAGCAGAAGTCAAGAATGAAGCTATGTGGGAAAAAGCAAATCCTGCTTTTGAAAAGCCATTAAGTCCTCGTTCTAAACGCTTACTAAATAAAGTTAGAAAACAATATGAAGCATTAACGAATAATCCAAGCGGCAGAGAAGCATTCATGACTAAACGAATGAACCTTCCAGAAGTAGACTTGGAAAAGGTAGTAGCACCGTGGGAAGATATTCTCGCAACTAACCGAGAAATGCCAGAACTCCAAAACCGAGCTTGTATTGGTGCGTTTGACTATGCAAGCGTTAAGGACTTCGCGGCTGTTGGATTGCTGTTCCGTGTGGGCGATGATTATATTTGGAAATCACATTCATTTGCTAGAAAAGGATATTTGGATATCGCAAACCTTAAACCGCCCATCAAAGAATGGGAAAAGCAGGGATTACTGACCATTGTAGATGAACCTACAATCGACCCTCGTCATGTGGTCAATTGGTTTGTTGAAATGCGGGAAAATTACGGTATTCAAAAGGTCATTGGGGATAACTTCCGAATGGATCTTATGCGCCCGCTGTTTGAAGCAGAAGGATTCGAACTGGAGATTATTAGAAATCCACGTGCAGCTCATAGTTTGCTAGCTCCGCGAATTGAAACTTTATTCGCAAATCATCGCATTGTGTTTGGCGATAACCCTTTGATGCGCTGGTATACGAACAATGTAGCGGTGAAAATCAAACCAGATGGTAATAAAGAATACCTGAAAAAAGACGAGCATAGGCGTAAAACAGATGGATTTCAAGCATTTGTACATGCTCTATGGCGTGCGGATGAAATAGAAGACCTTGATGTAGATGAAGTTTTAAATATGCTTAATGCCATTACGTTTTAGGAGGTGATATATTGGGATTTCTTTCGGAGATATTTAAACGGAACAAAGAAATTGAGTGGATGTGGGATTTAGAGTTTTTAGAAGATAAAACAACAAAGGTTTATTTGAAGAAAATGGCTTTAAATACGTGTGTAAAACATATAGCACGAACGATCGCCAAATCTGATTTTAGATTGAAAAGTGGAGAAAGCAGTGTACGAGACGGATTGTATTATAAATTAAATGTTCGTCCAAATACAGATATGAGTTCGAGTTCTTTCTGGGAAAAAGTGATCTATAAATTAATCTATGATAACGAGTGCTTAATCGTCCTTTCAGATACGGACGATTTTTTAATTGCTGATAGTTATGTTAGAAAAGAGTTCGCGCTTTATCCGGATGTTTTTGAAGGGGTTACGGTGAAAGATTATCGTTATAATCGTAATTTTAGTATGGATGATGTGATTTTTCTGGAATATGGAAATGAGCGACTAGCTGCATTTACTGATGGCATGTTTGAGGATTACGGTGAGTTATTTGGTCGCATGATTCGGGCGCAAATGCGTAACTTCCAAATTCGTGGAACTGTTAATTTTAAAATGGCAGGTATTGCGGATGATGAAAAACAAAAAAAATTACAGACTTACATCGACAAACTGTATGCTGCATTTAACAATAATGAGATTGCCATCGTTCCTCAACTAGAAGGCTTTAACTATGAAGAGTTTGGAACGTCTAGCGTCAATAGTAGCCAAAATTTTGATGAGATCAAAAAACTTCGAAAAGAAATGATTGATTATGTAGCTAGTATTCTCGGCATTCCCTCTGCTCTGCTACATGGGGATATGGCAGATTTGAGTAATAATATGAAAGCATATATGGAATATTGTATTGATCCTCTCACTAAAAAGCTAGAAGATGAATTAAACGCTAAATTATTTACTTCCAACGAGTTTTTAGCGGGTGAACATATCAAAATCATACACAAAAAAGACATTATAGAAAATGCAGAAGCTGTAGATAAGTTGGTTGCCTCTGGTTCATTTAATCGTAATGAAGTTCGAGAATTATTGGGCGCTGAACGAGTAGATAATCCGGAATTAGATAAATATTTAATTACTAAAAACTATCAGTCAGCAGATGAAGGAGGTGAGAATGAATGACGAAAATTGAAGTCAAAGGTCCTATTATTGGAAATGATGACAAATGGATTTATGATTGGCTGGATATGGAAGCTACGTGTGCAAAAGATATCAATGAAGCCTTGGCAAATGCGTCAGGTGAAGTTGAAGTTTGGATAAATAGCAATGGTGGAGATGTGTTTGCTGGTAGTGAAATTTATACAGCATTAAAATCATACAATGGTAATGTAGTTGTAAAAATTGTTGGAATGGCGGCAAGCGCAGCATCTGTAATTGCGATGGCTGGAAATGAAGTATTAATTTCTCCAACTGGTCAAATGATGATTCACAATGTTCAGTATGGTGGGAGAGGTGATTATAGAGAGTTAAAAAAAGCCTCCGAAATTGCTCAAAATGCCAATATATCCATTGCTAATGCTTATCAGCTGAAAACGGGAAAAACATTAGAAGAACTGTTAAATATGATGGGAGAAGAAACATGGCTAAATTCTCAACAGGCTGTAGAGCTAGGATTAGCAGATGGTGTGATGTTTCAAGAAAATAGCGAAACGCCAAAATTAGTAGCAAGTACAGGCGGCATGTTAGCACAAGCTACATTAGATAAAGTTAGGGGACTGAAAGATACTAATGGTAAACAATCAATTTTAGAAGTATCTTTATCAGCGGAACAAATTCAAAGCGTTGTAGAAGATACAATTGCAAAATTTAAAAACGAAGTGATAGTTGATGGGAAAACTTTGAATCAACATATCGCTGAACAAGAAAAGGAATCGGAAGAGTCGGAAGTGAATGGACTCGAACGGTTTCTTTTTTAATACCCAAAAATAGGAGGAAATAAATTATGACTATCAAATTAAAAAACAACCTCGCGAATTACGAGGAAAAACGGACAGCTTTTGTTAACGCTGTTAAAAACGAAGACACGCAAGAAATTCAAAATAAAGCATATGTGGAAATGGTAGACGCGATGGCAGCTGATATTATGGAACAAGCTAAGAAAGAAGCACGTCAAGAAGCGGACGCATATATTTCAGCTAGCCGAACAGACAAAAATATCACGAATGAAGAAATTAAATTCTTCAATGATATTAATAAAGAGGTTGGATATAAAGAAGAAACATTGCTACCACAAACAGTCGTTGATGAAATCTTTGAAGATTTAACAACTGAGCATCCTTTCCTTGCATCTATTGGAATGCGCACGACTGGTTTGCGTACTAAGTTCTTAAAATCCGAAACAAGCGGTCTTGCCGTGTGGGGTAATATTTTTGGTGAAATTAAAGGACAGCTAGATGCGACATTCAGTGAAGAAGAGTCTATTCAAAACAAGCTAACGGCATTTGTTGTTGTGCCTAAAGACCTTGAAAAATTTGGTCCTGTTTGGGTAAAACGCTTTGTTGTTACGCAAATTGAAGAAGCTTTTGCAGTTGCGTTAGAAAGTGCGTTTATCGTTGGTACTGGTAAATCTCAACCGATTGGTTTAAATCGAAAAGTAGCTAAAGGGACATCAGTAACCGATGGTGTATATCCAGAAAAAGTTGCTTCTGGAACACTGACATTTGCTAGTCCTAAAGTGACGGTTAATGAGTTAACAGATGTATATAAATATCACTCTGTAAAAGAAAACAAACATCCATTAAACGTTGCAGGTAAAGTTACTTTACTAGTCAATCCAACGGATGCATGGGATGTTAAGAAACAATACACAAGCTTAAATGCGAACGGTGTTTATGTGACTGCGCTCCCATACAATTTAAATATCATTGAATCATTATTCGTTCCAGAAAAGAAAGCTATTTCTTACGTAGCAGAACGTTATGATGCACTTGTTGGTGGTCCATTGGATATTTCTACTTTTGACCAAACGCTTGCATTTGAAGACCTTAATTTATATGCTGCAAAACAATTTGCGTACGGTAAAGCGAAAGACGATAAAGCTTCTGCTGTATGGACATTAAATATCAAGCCAGCAGAACAAACTCCGGAAGGGTGATTGTAAATGGCTAAATTTGAAGTATTAAAGAAATTTAAAGACAAAGATACCAAAGAAGTATATGAAAAAGGAACTGAAATTGAATTGACTGTAAAACGTGCAGATGAAGTCGCTGACAATTTGGGAACTTCTTTTTTAAAGCGATTGGATGAACCAAAAAAAGATAAAAAAAAGTAGGTGCTGTGCATGGAAGTATCAGATGACCTTCTTAAAAAATTTAAAGAGCGTATGCATATTTCTCACAATAGCGAAGATAGCAATTTAAAAGAGTTGCTATCTTTTTCTATTGCTGATTTACAAGAAAAATGCGGGCTGTTTAATGTAGATGAACATGTTAGGGCAAGAGAATTGGTCATTGATCGTACTAGATACGCGTATAATGATTCGATAGAATTCTTCAATGAAAACTTTCAATCACAAATAACTAGCTTAGGTTTCTCTCTCTATGTAGCTGAAAGTGGTGAATCTGATGAAGTTTCAGTTTAAACCTCAAAAAGTTCAGAGCGGGGATTTACGTACTCCGGTTGTTTTTTTTGAATATCAGCCGGCAAGTGGTCCTGAACCAGGTGAAATAGAAAAGATTACCCTTTTTGAATGTTTTGCAGAAGTTTATAAACCATCCATGAAGGACTTAGAAATTTTACATGGCACGGGAACAAAAGAAGCTGTCACAATTAATATTCGAGACACTAAAGGTGAGTATACAGTTAGTAACAAACATTATGTAGAAATATTAGATTATCGTTATTTGGGCAAAAGATTTAATGTGATTGATGTTAGCCCAGACTTGCAAAATAATCGCTTTGTAAATATACTTCTGGGGGTTCAAACATGAGTGTAGAAGTTACTGGAGTAGAAGAGTTGGAAAGACAGTTAGTCAGTTTATTTGGACGAGAAAACTTGCCGCAATTAGTAGACCCTGCTTTAATTGCAGGTGCTACTCTTGTAGCAAAAACACTTAAAAGTGAATTTGTTCAATTTAAAGATACAGGCGCATCTATTGATGAAATCAATATAGAAAAACCTTCGTATGACAAAGGGGTAAGAAGTATAAAGATTGACTGGAAAGGTCCTAAAGACAGGTACAAAATAATTCATCTCAACGAATATGGTTATACAAGGAATGGTAAAAAAATCACACCAGCAGGAACAGGTAGTGTTGCCAGGTCACTAAGAATATCTGAAAGAGCTTATAGGGCAATTGTACAGAAGAAAATAGGTGATAAACTATGATTGATATTTTGAATGTCATATATACAACATTAAGTAAAAACGATATCATTCACACTACTTGCGAAGAGAGAATAAAATATTATGATTTTCCAGGCACAGGTGATTCTACAAAAACCTTCTTGTTAATAATACCTTTAGATGTTCCAATACCAACTAATTTTTCCAGTAATGAATCCAGGATGGAAGATTTTTTAGTACAAATTGATGTGCAATCTAACGACAGATTAATAGTAAAAAAAATACAAGACGAAGTTAGAAAAGAAATGAAACAAATAGGATTTGGACAACTCGCTGGTGGTTTAGATGAATATTTTCCAGAAACAGGGCGATTTGTAGATGCACGAAAATATAGCGGATTGCCCTACAAACTATATCAATAAAAAATAATAGGAGTGAAATAAATGATTACAACAATCGGATTTGAAAAAGCAACTTTTGGAATTTATGATGAAAAAGACGAAAAGGTAACAGAAAAAGTAGAAGTAAATGGTAAGAATAAAAAAGGTGGTACGGTTGAAGCTGATATTTCTGGTCTTGATGCTGAAGCTATTAAAGTTTTCGCTTCGAACGGTCCATACTACATTTCCAAAAAAGGTTCTGGCGATGTTAAGCAAACAATCGGTATCATGGAACTTTCATTTGAATTAGGACAGAAGTTATTAGGTCGTCAAAAGAATGCAGATGGTATTGTAACTGTAGGGAAAAACACTGCTCCACCATATGCGTCATGCGTGATGGAAAGTGAAACGTTGCGAGGGGAGCCGGTGTTCTTTGCTTTATTAAAAGGAAAATATGGACAAGATGACGTTAAATTAAACACATCTGAGGACAAACCAAAGGAACCTGAAGCAACTAGTCTCACTGGTGAATTTGTTTATAATGATGCTGGGGACGTTTTCGCGATGGCTGTGGGCGAAGAATTCCGAGATAAAATTTACAGCATGGCTTTTCCTGGTTTTGTTGAAACACCAGTAGTACCGGAAGGATAAAAAATTTTAAGAGTAGGTGAAATCCTACTCTTTTTTGTTGACCAAAATCATAAAAAAGGTGGAGAAAATAGTGATTAAACTAGAAATATTTAATAAAAAAGAAAAAAAGAAAGAGCTATATGAGAGAGAAGATACATCTGTAATTGAATTAGAAGAATATTGGAAACTACAAGAAAAAATTAGAGAATACATCAATACTTCTGACGATCCAAAGAAAACGACAATTTTGGAAATGCAGTTAAAATTTATTGTGAAATTATTTGATGATGAAAACATTACAATAGATTTTCTTAAAAAAAATATTCCTTCGAAGAAATTAAACGATACGTTGGTGTCTGTCTTTCGGGAGATTTCACCAGATGAATACGAGGATGAAGATGGTGGAGATGAGGAAGCAAAGTAATAACGCTTACCGAGTTTTTGTCCGATCTCGATGCAATTAGGCGTTACTGCATGAAAGAGTATGGCTGGACAATTCGAGAAACAGATAATCAAGAGTATAAGAAGTTATGTCGTCTGATAATCGAAAAAGAAGAAGCAAAATCAGAAAACAACAAAGTTTCACTTGTTGACTTTGTATCACAATATCAAGATGTCAATTGAGGAAGGGGGTAAATAATGAATAAACTTCAAGGATTGTCGATTAACCTAGACCTAGATGCTACTAGAGTGGACGAGGGAATGAAAGGGTTGAAGCGGACCCTCGGCTCTGTGAACAGCGAAATGAAAGCGAATCTTTCGGCATTTGGAAAGGGAGAAAAAACTTTATCCCGATATGAAACAGAGCTAGATGGTCTTAATAAAAAGTTATCTGTTCAAAGCAAAATGGTTTCTCAAACTAAAAACGATTTTAAAGATTTAGAAAAACGAAATGCTTCTTTAAATGGAGAGTTGAAAGAGTCTAATAAAACGTTAACTGAGTCAAAAAAACGTTATGAGCAGCTACAGACCTCTGGCACAGCAACGACAAAAGAACTCAAGGCCGCAGAAAAAGAAGTTAAGACAAACGAAAAAGCCTATAACAACTTGAATAAAGAACTTCAAGATATGCCTAAGTCATTGACGAATGCTCAAAAGGCTGTATACAAAGAAACAGCCTCTTATAATAATTTACAGCGTAAAGTCGATACTACAACCGAAGCTTTCAAGAAATTAAGAAGAGAACAAGCAATTAAATCTTCTCCGTTCGGTAAGATGACACAGCAACTTGATCAGTATCAAAAGAAGTTGGAATCAATTAGTAATAAAAGCACAAGAGTGGGTAGACAAATGACCTTAGGGGTTACTACTCCAGTTCTTGCAGGTTTTGGGGCGGCGACGAAATCAGCTGTTGAATTCAACAATCAGATACAAGGGATGTCTGCTTTGCTAAATAATGGAACATTATCTTCAGGAGAACTCAAAATTCAATTAAGCGGACTTTCTAAAGCGTCCAAGAAATGGGCTGTCGAGTATGGCGTATCCACAAATTCCATAAATAACGGTATGGAGGAAATCATAAAAAAAGGGTACTCCTATGAGCAAACTCTTGGAGCAATGCCCTCCATTTTGGATGCTGCAAAAGCTTCTGGTGACGATTTTAATACAGTTATGAAAAACAGTACCTCAATTCTAGAGCAATATGGATTGAAAGTTGAATCTACAGAAGGAACACTGAAAAACACACAACGTGTTACGGATTCCTTAACTTATGTAGCAAACGCCACTTCGGCCGGATTCAGTGACATGGGGACAGCTATGGAATATGTTGGACCTGTTGCTCACGGATTGAATATTAGTTTGGAGCAAACAGCATCTGCAATTGGTTTGATGTCGAATAATGGTATAGAAGGAGAAAAGGCTGGGACTGCTTTACGTGGAATGTTGACTAGACTTTTAAAACCTTCTAAACAGAACGTAGAAGGTTTTGATGCTTTAGGAATTTCGTTTAGGGCTTTTCAAAAAGGAAGCCTTACTCTTCCTGACTTGTTAGATAAAATTAAAAAAAATACTGAAGATTTAACTGATTCGCAAAGAACAGCGCTAATTGCACAAGCATTTGGAACAGAAGCGCAGACCGGAGTAAATATTTTAGTTAATCAAGGGGCCGACGCGTTACGAAATCTTACAAACGAAACTAAAAATGCCGATGGATACACACATAAGTTGGCAAAGACAATGAACGAAACAGCCGCAGCAAATGTTAAAAAATTCCAATCTGGTTTAAAAGTATTAGGGATTACTTTAGGAAACGAGTTACTGCCAGCGGTAACGCCTATAGTAAAAAGTTTAACAAAATGGACTGAAGAATTTGGGAAGTTATCTCCAAGCACTAAAAAGTTTATTGTTATGTCTGGATTGTTGGCTGCTTCATTTGGACCAATTGCGTTGGGATTAGGTGCAATGTCAAAAGGCGCGGCATTTGCAATAAATAATGTAAAAAAATTAACTGCCGCATTAGCAAAAAATTCAGTGGCGGCTACAGAAAACGCTATAATATCCAGAGCTGACGGTGCCGCAATGAGCACTGTGGGCAAAGGTACAAAAGGTAAAGGCTTGATCAATGGTTTAGGTAATCTAATCGGTCTAGGCGGAAAGAAAGGCGCTGGATTAAAAGGAGCTGCTAAATCGGCTGATTATGCAAAAGATATTGCAATGTACAGTAAAGGTGGACGTATTGGTAAGTACATTGGAGCAGCCGGAAAAGTAGGTAAAGGTGTCCCTGTTTTAGGTACTGCACTAGCTGCAACACAACTTATTGGTATTAATAAAAAAAATGCAGGGGATAAAGCTGGTAGTGCTGGTGGAAGTTTAGCGGGAGGCGCAGCTGGTGCAGCAATCGGAACAGCAATTGCCCCTGGAATCGGAACCGCGATAGGTGCGGCAGTTGGAGGCATAGCGGGAACGAAATTTGGGCAGGCATTCGGTAAAAAAATACAGAAGGAAATCCCTGAATATAAAGCTAAATTCGATTTGATTTGGGATGCACTTTCATTCTCAGCAAAAGAACATCCTATTCTATTGAATCCAGTTAATCAAATTAACGATCAAATTAAAATGGCGAAAGCAGGATATGCGGCTATAAAAGATGTGTTTGCTAATCCTTTGAAAACGGATATTTCCGGAAAAGGTATTAGTAAAGATACAGCAAAAAATGTAAACTCATATAAAACTATGTCTCAAAACGCAATCTCTGAATTAAAGTATTTGGAAATGTCCGGGGATGTAATCACTAAATCAACATCTGATAAAATTAGCAAAAATTATAATGGGATGGTTGCGTTAGTCGAGAAATCTTTTGAGAAGACTAAAAAAAGTACTGATAAGAATTTAAATACTTTGTCAAAGAATAGCATGTTATCAGAAGCAGACATAAAAGCGGTTAAAGAGAAGCAAGCAAAAATACAAAAATTGTCATTAGATGAAGTGAAGAAAAACAATGAAAAAATCCAGAAATTAAATAAAGACATGGCAGCCAAAAATGCAGATATTACTAAAAAGGAAAAAGCAGATATAAAAGCTATTAACGCCAAAGCGGCAAAAGAAGGCAGAGTGTTGACAGCATCTGAAGAACAGCAAGTTACAAGTATTAAACGTAATGCGGCAAATCAACGAAAAGCTAGCAATCAAACTTATAGTAATCAAATACAAACAATTGCTAAAAAACAAGAAACAGCAGTGGTTAGTACGTTATCCAAATCAGCAAAAGAACAAAAATTAATTCTAGGCAAGTTAAAGGACAGTAGCGGTAAATTGAGCGCAGAACAAGCTTCTAAAGTTGTAAAGGAATCAAAACGTTCTAAAGACGGCGCTGTAAAAGAAGCAAATAAAAAATACAAAGAAGTTGTTGCTGCTGCCGACAAAGAATATTATGTGAATGGAACTATTACGAAAAAGCAACATGATGATATTGTAAAAAAAGCAAAAAGCCAAAAAAACAAATCAGTAAGTGAAGCAAAAAAAATGCATAATGGCGTTGTTGATCAAGCAAAAAAACAAGCCTCTGGTCACCTGAAGCAAGTAGATTGGGAAACTGGAGAGTCTCTGTCCAAATGGGATAACTTCAAAGCAGGTTTAGCTAAAGTAATTAACTCTGTCACAGGTGGAATAAATAAAGTATTAAAATTCTTTAGTTTACCTACCATACCAGAATGGAAACCAGCGGGTTACAACAATAACACTAAAACTTCAAAATCATCTAGCAAAAAAAGAACGTCGTATGGTAGTCAGCTAGCAATGGATTATACAGGTTCTAACAATGCGTCTGGACAAATTATGGCTGGTGAAGAAGGTTTTGAAATTGCATACAACAAACGCAAAGCACAAGCTCAGATTTTAGGTGCAAATGGTGCAGAAATAACGCATGTTGCGCCAGGTACTAAAATTTTGAATCATGCAGATTCGAAAAAAGTCATGCAAGGTGGACTTGGTAAAACATTACCTGGATTTGCAAGTGGTAATTCAACGATCAATGATTTCTTAAGTGACGCATGGGATGGAACAAAAGCTGTAGCTGGGAAAGTAGTTGATTTTTCTAAAAAAGCCTTCGACTGGGCAGCACATCCTATCAAAAATTTAAATAAACTTTTTGGTGGTTTATCTGTAGGCGTGAAAATGGGGAACGATGGAAATTTAGGTTCTGATGTGCTGAACTATTTGAAAAACAGTATCGGTTCACCTCTTGAAAAAATGCTGTCTGGATTTAAAGAAACGGCACCAGTAGCAGGTCCAGCTGGAAAAGGGGCTTCTGCTTGGTCTAGTGTAATTAAAAAGGCTGCTCTTGCAATGAAAGTTGATTTATCCGGAGGAGAATTAAAAGGTATCATTGCACAAATTCATCGTGAATCTGGCGGGAATGAAAAGATTACTCAGTCATCTGGTGTTGTGGATGTTAATACATTATCAGGTAATCCAGCCAAGGGATTGCTTCAATATATCCCACAAACATTCAATGCATATAGAATGAAAGGGCATAACAATATATTTTCTGGATATGACCAGTTACTAGCTTTCTTCAACAACTCATCGTGGAGAAATGACCTTCCCTATGGTAAACGAGGTTGGGGACCACGAGGACATCGTCGATTTGCAAACGGTGGTTTTGTAAACAAAAACGAAATGATAGAAGTTGCTGAGAACAATAAGCCAGAAGTAGTCATACCGCTTACTCGGAAAAATCGAGCAGTTCAATTAATCAAAAAAACAAAAGAAATCATTGGTATGAATGACGGTGGAAGTGTTGTTGTCAATAGTCCTGACAACTCGGAAATGGTTTTACTGCTTCAACAACAGAACCAGATTTTAATGCAACTACTTCAAAAAAATAGCGATGTGTATATGGATGTCGATAAAGTTGGGAAGTTGGTAGAACCGACTGTTACAAAAACGCAGAACAATCGTATAAGTCGTAAAGACCGAGTACAGGGGGTTAGAACAACGTGGCAAAAATAGGATTTACGTATGCCGGAATTCATAGTAACGACATTCCAGCAGTTGTTAATAGTATCAAAAGAAATGCAATCAATATCACTGAGAATATCCAAGAAGTACCTGCCAAAATTGGTGGGTACTTTTTTGGTAATTCCGTTGGTACTAGAAGCTTTGACATTAATATTACGCTTATGGGGAAATCGGAAACTGAACGAGTAGAAATAGCACACGATCTTAATAACTTAATCATCCAAACTAACAGTTTTGAAAGCGAAATAATCTTTGATGATGAACCGGAATGGATTTATTACGGTCATTTTGCCCAAATGGCAGAGTTAACAGAATTACAGACAGATAATTATACAACAACCATTACATTTATATGTAGTGATCCTCGTGGATATGGAGAACAACAAGAAATTAGTTTACCAGAAAGCCCGGCTATAATCGAGGTGGCGGGTTCACAATCAACAAGTCCAATTATTCATGCGATAGCAACCGACGATTTAACTAGTCTATCATTTGCAACAGATGATGACTATATTTTTCTGGGTGCTGATATTGACCCAGATACAGGACAAACAGCTGTGAAAATGTATGAGAACGTGTTGTCCGATAGAGCAAATGACATGACGTTGTGGGATGGCATTGGGCAAAGTAATATTACTTGGGAATTAGAAAATGGTAAGCCTGCGAAAACAAGTTCTTTTAAACAGACTATCAATACCATTCGTGTAAATTCCTATGGTGAAAAAACAGAAACCGCGCCATACAAATCGTGGAGAGGTCCTGTAATGAAACGAATGTTGACGTCAGAATTAGACAATTGGAAAGTCACCGCTCGATTAGCAAATATTACTCAAAAATACCCGCGCGCTAGAACAAAAATAGAATTGTATTTGTTAGACAAAGATAGCAAACGCATTGGTAAATTTATGATTAAAGATGCCCAAAATGGGAGAGCTATGAATTTGGGACTAGAGATTGGGAGAACAACGAAAGATAGATACCTTTTTGCTGCAACTGAGGGGAAAGTAGTTAAGAAAAAGAATACGAAAGTGGTTTATTCAAAAAAAGTACAACAAACAGTGAAGTATACAGAAAAAGGTAAAACAAAGACTAAGCAAGTTTGGAAAACAATAAACACGACGTATGAAGTCGGAAATAACTATAATGAATTTTCAGATGCGTACTTTAATCTATCTATTGAAAAGCGTGGACAGTTGTTTATTGCGGAAATAGTTAAATTGAACGACAAAGGTAGTCAAGCTTGGAAACGAACCTACAAATGGAAAGACTCAAATAACAAATTTGCTACTAAGTTAGCAGGCATCGGAATTTACATGGCCAAAATGGATATTCCAGAAGATTTTAATAATCAAACTTACAAAGACAATGATGTTGTTTTTTGCGACTTGGTTGTACAAAAAGTTAATCCAGAAGCAGATGTTAAAAATAATCCAGAGGTTATTATCCATAAAGGTGATGAGATTATGATTGATTGTGAAGCTGGGGTCATAATGAAAAACGGTTCAGTGTTCATGGAAAATTTAGCAATTGGAAGTTCATTTCCTTCGTTTTTTGGTGGCTATCAAACTCCAGTGGCTTTCAGCGAAGGAGCGGAGTGGTCCATAGAATACAGACCGACGACATATTAGGAGAGGTATAGAATGTTAACAATTCTAAATAGACAAAGAACAACTGTAGGCGTGTTATCTAATGACATGCCTTTTTCGTGTCCTTTTTGGGATGATGAGAGAAATGAGAAGCTTGAAAACTTTGATGACACATACACTGTTACCATCCCCGCAGAACATGAAATGGCTGAACATATTCACGAAGGTAATTATATTTTGTTTGAAGACGAACAAGCTAAGTTACGATTATTTCGTATTTATGAATCTGAAAACGGGTTAAATATGCAAGGACGATACATCAAAGCAACAGCAGAAAATGCATTTATTTATGATTTAAATGCAACTATTATATCCAATAAATTACTGACTGATATAAGAGCTGATATGGCGCTTGAATATATTTTGCAACAGACAGGATGGTCAATTGGTAAGAGAGAATTTGTTGGACAAATACGTACTATTGAATTTGCAGACAATATAACGGCTCAAGCTGGATTACAACAAGTTATTGCAGAATATAAAGCAGAAATTGATGCTTACGTGGAGAGCTTTGGCGGTCAAATCATTAATTATAAATTTGATTTAGTTGAAGAGCGAGGCAACAATACTGCGAAACGATTTGAGTACGCAAGAGACATTCAAGGTCTTAAACGAATCACAACTGATAAAACGATGTACACTGCTCTTATCCCGCTTGGTAAAGATAGTTTAACAATTAAATCAGTTAATAATGGTTTAAATTACATTTATGATGATGAAGCGAACTGGCTGTATAACGATGGCAGAGAATATTTAAAAGGTGTCATAACAAAAGATACAATAACAAACGCGCAAGCTTTAAAAGATTGGGCGCTACTAGAGCTTGAAAAAGTTAATCATCCTTTATCCACATATGAGGTAGACGTGATATTACTAGCAGAGATGTTAGGCTATGAGCCACACCAAGTCACACTTGGAGACACAGTAAGAGTAGTCGACTTGGACATGGACATAACTTTATCTGCAAGAATCATAGAAAAGACAACTTCTTTTAGTGATCCGTCTAAAAACAAGGTTGTTCTTGGTGATTATATCGAATTGGAAAACGTCACACCACTGGCTATTTGGGAACTTCAAGCGCAAATTGAAGAAGCTAAAAAACAAATAGAAGAAACGAAGACGTGGAAAGTAGAATTATTTAGCACGAGTGGTTCTACTTTTAAAAATAACGCTGGCACTACACAACTTATTGCAAGAGTTTACGATGGGAAAACAAACATAACGAATAGTATTGAGCGTGGTGATTTTATTTGGGAGAAGCTAAACAACGACGGTACACACGACTTGGTTTGGGAAGACGCACAGATAGGCGTAGGTAATGTTGTTAATATCTCTGGAGAAGACGTTTTTATCAATGCCACTATTAGATGTTCGGTCAATCAAGGAAGTGAAGCTAGTATTCTTATGATTAATGAAGGGCAAGGTTACCTGTTTGCAGAACTGCCACGTGAATTTCCCGCGGGGGTAGAAGTGAATTTATCGGTTATGCAATGTGCGCAAATAGATGTGCAAAATGGCTATATTTACTGGTCACAAGAATATTACGGAAGTAAAAAAAGTAAAGTCGGTGGGCAACAATCTTATAACATTTATAGAACTACACTCGATGGTACTTTTGTCGATATGATGTGGGTTCTCGGTGGAGGACATGGAACAATGTTTGGTGTGGACACTTCGTCCGGTGAAGCACATATCTGGTCTTATTATGTAACACCATTGCCACAGGCAGAGAAGGCGATAGCAATGTTTAAATATGTCCCTTTCAAAGAACAGTTTTATGACGACTCAATGGCATTTAAACTTGAAGCACCTGACGGATTCCGCGTGACATACGACCAAACAAGCGAATACGTAGTTATGAGTCCAGGCGTTTCAAATTTAACAATTAATGTTTGTAAAAAGTCTGATTTATTTGCCGGGAGAATAGCCCCTCTGTATACATTTCGGACAAAAGATTGCGGATTTACAACTACTTTATATACATTGCAAGGAATGCATGTAATGTTTCCATATGCGTATTTGTCAGCAGGAGGGAGTTTTACAGGCACTGATAAAAACCAACTTTGGTGCTGGAATATGGTAAGCAATAGTTTAGTTTATCATCATGTTTTTCAACAAAAATACTATCCTGCACAAGGCTCAACTAATGAGTGCGAAGGGGCTTATCCATTTCTTGATGCAAATGGAAAGAGAATGATGCAATTAAATTTAGGGCAAGGTGATGGAGGTAAAAGATATAACCGAATTTATGTTATGCCCGAAGAAAGGATGATGGATGATGACAATTAGAGCAGCTGCAGAAATAACACTAACGGATATTAATGATGCAATAGTAGCTGGTGAAGCGCCGTTAAACCCAACCACCGACTTATTGTGGATGGATAGTAGTGCCTCACCCAATGTGCTACGAAGATGGGATGGAGAAAAATGGGTCAGTCAAACATTGAATATCAAAGAGGCTGACCCGGAAACTAGTCAAAAAATAGATGAAGCGATAACGACTGCTAATAACGCATTAGTAGAATCAAGTACTAATCATAAACCAGTTTTTGATAAAGCACAGCCAAGTAAGCCACTAAAAGGAGACACTTGGTTTAAAATAGATGAAATCACTAAAACGATAATCGGTGTTTTCTCTTTCAATGGAGAAAGTTGGGAAGAGTTGCCCTTGGATTATAATGCTCTAAGGATAGGCAAACTTTCAGCTATTACGGCAGAACTCGGAGACGTCAAAAGCGGAAGTATCACAGGTACTGAATTTATTCATAATATAAATTACAAAGATAGCGACGATAATCTTTACACTGGAACTGTCAAAATGAATGATGACGGGTTCAATTCAACTTCATATTTGCCTACGGGTATAGGGTCGGCAGTATTAGAAAGCATCATCAGTACATTAGGCGGATACAAAGTTGCGCAGAAACTAATCGATGTTGCCGGGGAAAGTAGCCTAGGAAATTCTATTTTAACTAGTAAATCTCTGCAGTTTAATGAGAATGGAAATATTAAGCTTTCAATTGATGCAGATTCGTTTTAT